CCATGAGAAGCCATGTCTCTCATACCACTGATCAGCATACATGGACTCATCTGATCCAGAGTAAAAAGTCCCACCTGTCAGATCTCCCACAAAAGTCTCAAAGAGCTCTTGTATAGTGATCCCAGATCCACCACACTTCTCAGCCAGAGCCCTCAGATCCTTGTCACTGATCCTGACTGGGACTGACCTGAGCTTCAGTTCTTCATGATCCCTGATATCTCTCTTTGTATCCATCCGCTTCACCTCTCTATCTGATTTCATGTCTACATGATTTCATGATTTCTTCTGAGCCATCTTCAGCTCATAGATCTGTCTCTGATCCTCGGTGAGAGAGTGCTTCTTGATATACTCAGTGAGAGCCAGAGTCCCCAGCTCATCCACCTTCAGTCCCTTAGCGTCAGCCCAGACTCTCCAGCTGTCTACCTGATCCACCTCAGCCCTGAATGAGAAGACCTTCTTCTGAGTCTTCTTAGGCTCTTCTGAAGCCTTCTCAGGCTCAGCCTTAGTATTTCTCTTAGTGGTCTTCTTAGTGGTCTCAGAAGCCTTCTCAGTGGTCTCAGAAGCCCCAGTGAAGAGCTTGTCCAGACTTGATCCAGCGTCCTTCAGTTTATCCATTTTACTTCTTGCCATCTTCCTTCTCTCCCTTCATGAACTCATCTATAAATGACAGATAGTCTACTGTAGCGTTTGCTTTTGGAGCTTCAGTGAAGAGATCAGCCTTCATGACCTGACTCTCCCTGACAGCCACACTATTTCTGATCGGCTGACTGAAGACCTTAGTCCCCAGCTTCTCAGCTGACTTCTGGATCTGATCCATTAGAGCCTTGCTCACATTTGTCCTCTCATCATGTCTGGTTATGAGAAGACCAGAGATCTTCAGTCCCTTGTTGCTGTACTTCCTGACCCTCTGGATCAGAAGATTGAGCTGAGAGAGTCCCTGAATGGAGTACAGATCAGCTGTGAGTGGTATGATCACACTGTCAGAAGCTGTGAGAGCGTTGACAGTCAAGATCCCCAGAGTAGGTGGAGTGTCTATGATACAGAAGTCATAGTCCCCTCTGATACTGTCCAGAGCTTCCTTCAGCATGAACTCTCTCCCAGTCTGAGTGAAGTCCATGTCAGCTCCAGCCAGAGTCAGACCCCCAGTGATCAGATCATAGCCCAGCTCAGTCTTCTGGATCAGATCAGGGAGCTCAGCTGTCCCCTTGAATACATCATAGAGAGTCTGATCCATATTGAGGATATCAGCCCCAGCTCCCAGAGACAGATTGCACTGAGGATCTAAGTCCACAGCTATGACCTTGTAGCCCTTCTGTCCCAGTCCTGAAGCCAGAGCTCCAGAAGTAGTGGTCTTTGCCACTCCACCCTTTTGATTTGATAATGTGATTGTCTTCATACTGTCACCCCTTCTTTTACTGTCCAGCTGTGAGCCCTCTGTCTCCCTACCTTGTCATGAGGGAGATCTGACTCAGCTATGACCCTCTTAGATCCGTCTGGCTGGATCTCCATGATATCCTCATACTCATTGACTGTGAGCTTCTGAGAGCCCTCTGGAGTCTCTACAGTGACTGACCCATCACCTTCATATCTGAGATATGTAGTGTCTGGATCATAGCCCAGCTGAGTCAGATACAGAGTGATATCTTCCTGAGTTTTTGACCTCATCTGACCACCTTCCTTCTTGATTGATTTCTTGTATTCATGATTTCATGATTTCATGTCTACAATATATCACAGCCCTCTCATTTTGTCCATAAAAAAGACTGAAGACCATCCCTGATCTCCAGCCCCTCAGCTCATCCAAAAAAGTGAATGATCCATGCTATATTGCTTCCACCCAGTAGCCCTATCATGATCAGAGTGGCTATCCAGAGCCTTCTCTGAGTCCTCTCAGCCTTAGCCATCATGAGCTCATGCTGAATGAATGATATCTTCTTCTCTTCCATCCGTCACACCTCTTCTCTCATTTCCTTCTTGTACTTGTACAGAGTATTTCTGGAGAGCTTAGCTGAGATCTCTCTCTCTTCCACCTTGCCAGATCTCTTCTTGTTTGGGATCTTCACTGTCTTAGTGCTCAGGACTCCCAGAAGCTCCATATCAGAGAGCGTCCCCTCAAAGTCCCTACTGTACTTCCTGATCAGAGCCTTGATGGGCTCAGCCTTCTTGATAGTCAGCTTGTCACCCTTCTCTCTTCCTATCTGGCTGTACTCAGGATGATCCTTGTATGTATCAGGATAGAGGACTTCCAGCTCTTCATTGTGCTTCTTAGCTTCAGCTATGCCTTCTCCAGCTCTCTGAGCTCTGAGATCTGTCTCAGCCTGAGATTGCTCAAAAGCTATCTTGATCTGTTCTTCAGCCACTCCCATGAGGATGATCTTCAGTCCCTGATCCAGATAGTCCTTCCCAGTTTTCACAGTGGCTCTCTGGATCTGTCCTGAGAATACATCTGTATTGAGATAGGGCTCTTTCAGGAAGATCAGCTGACAGCCCTTCTCAAATAATTCTTGATAGACCTTGAAGCCTTCCTCAGCATTTCTACTCATTCTGGAGACCTCATCAAAGACCACCACATCACCCTTCTTCAGCTTAGAGTAGAGCTTGCTCCAGACTGGTCTATCCATTGTCTTCCCAGTATATTCCTCAGTCATAATGACAGCTTTGGGATACTGATCCAGAATATTCTTGATCTGTCTCTCTTTGTTTTGTTCCAATGTACTGACCCTCACATATCCATAAATCTTCATTGTCCTGACCTCTCTTTCTGGTATATTGTTTATTTCTGGTCTTAATCAGATTTGCTACTTATAATATACCAGAAAAGAGAAGCTCAGTCAATCACTTTTGATACTGTTTTCTTTGTGCCCAGATTTGAACATTTGAGCTCTCTGTCTTCTTGTACTGTCTGGGGATCATATCATCATACTCCACTCTGATCTTCTCCCTGACCAGCTCTTCATTACTCAGATCCAGAGACTCCATGTCAGTCAGCCTGACTATAGCTTCTATGTGAGTACAGTGCTCAGACTCCAGAAGTCTTCTGTACTTGCTCTCTTTGTCCTGAGCTTCCATGAGTAGAGTGATCTGATCCTCAGTGAGTCCCAGTCTCTCCATGTATTCCCTACTGATCATCTGGATCACCTCACTCTGTGTCTACAGCTTCAGAGAAGAGCTTCAGCCCATCATGATCCAGACCAGCCAGATCTGAGAAACATCCACCCATATCCTCAAAGAGTGGTCTCTTCTGGAGCTCTCTCTCTGGAGTCCCATACTTCTCATTAAAATACTTGTTTGCTATCCTACCAGCTCTGGGAGTGTCATACTGAAGCCAGTCTTCCAGACCATCACTAATCCCATTGATCACCTTCTGAGCATAGCTGGAGCTCATTTCAGAGCACATGGACTCATAATTCTTCATGATACCATTAGCCCTTGCTACTTCCTGAATGACTCCCATAGCTATCCCATTATCCTTGACCATCTCAGCCACTCTGTCCAGCTCTTCTCTGGAGACCTTATCTCTCATCTTCAGAAGGTGGATCAGGTTGAGCTGATCATTTGTAGGTGGATTGACCTTCCTTCTGGAGAGTGCTTCATCCATCCCCTTCAGGATCGTCCTGAGACTGACTCTGTACTCATCCTGAAGAGCTTTGAGATCCTCACTGTGAGCCTTCTGGAGCTTTTCCAGATCTTCCTGATAGCCCTTGCTCCCCTCATACTTCTTCAGAGACTCCAGCTTCTTCTCATAGTCAGAGACCAGCTGAGCCCTCTTGTCCTGAAACTGCTTAGCCCTTGCATAAAAAACCTCAGTATTCTTAATCATTGTTTTTATCTCCCTTCTTTGAGTGATTTGATTTTCTTTTTGCTGAAGTAGTGATCTGAGATCACATCAAAAGTGAACACTGGCACATGATAGCCCAGATGGTCCTTCATGAGCTCTCCATTTGCGTCTGAGACCATACAGAGAGCTGGTACTACCTGATTTCTCCATGTCTGATCGTCTATCCTTGACCCACAGTGAGGACACTCTCTGGAGTGCTCATCATTCATGGATCTTCTGTAGACTTCCCATGTCTGACCACAGTAGTCACAATAGATTTTTAAGTATGCCATAGCTTTTCTCCCTTCTATGATTTTTTGATTTCATGATTTCATGTATTCTTGATTTCATATTATGCTGAGTGCTTCCTACTGTAGATCACCCTATCCAATGAATAAGCAAGAGCGTCAAGGCTGTGATTGTCCTTGTCTGGGACTGAGCTCAGGACTTCTCCAGTCCTCTTATCAATGTCATACTGATAATTCTGGAGCTCTCTGGCTGTGTTTGGAGTCCTTCTGGGATCTACTATGATCTTCCTATGCTGAAGCCACTTGATCCTATACTCCACACATCCAGCGAACTTCTGACAGCCTATGATCTTCAGCCCATGATCCCTCATGTCAGCTATGTCTTTTGGACTGGCTGAGTCAGCTATGATCAGAGCCTTCTCTTCATACACTCCATCCATAAAAGGACTATATGAGACCTTCTCTCCCAGAGAGTGCCAGCCCTTTTCCTTGATCTTGTCAGCCAGCTGTCTATTGCTCATGTGAGTCCCATAGATCTCATCCATGATCCAGACTGTCTCTGTCTTTGGCTCATAGCTCACTCTCAGGAAGCAAGCTGGATCTGTAGAGAAGCCCCAGTCCAGACCTGAGTAGATCTTGACCAGCTGACTGTATTCCTGATCAGTGATCTCCCTGACTTCCAGAGTCTCAAAGACCTCAGCTCCCTGACCCACAGCCAGTCCCATGTATTCATGATCATAGGCTCTGGGATTGATCTCTCTGAGCTTCTCAGCTTCATCTATGAATGTCTGACCCAGCCACTCCAGAGGGATCTGAGTATAGTTAGTGAGAAGATTGAGGGATCTGTCATCTGGTCTGTCACAGAACTCATTAGCCCAGTTTACTCTTGATATAGGTGGATTGAAGGATCTCAGGACTGTGAAGCTGTCTCCACCTCTGAGGACTGACTGCTGAAGATTTCTCAGCTCCAGCTCCCCATTGATCTCATTGAACTCTTCACACCATAAAAATCTGAAGTATCCTCTGGCTGGCTTGATAGACTTCAGCTTCTGAGGATCATCCAGCCCAGTCAGCCTGATCACCTGACCAGTAGGGAGATAAACAAACTGAAGAGGATTGAGAGTGGATCTCCACTGATCCTCTACTCCCAGAGCATTGAGAGCCCACTGGATCTGAGCATAGACAGAGCCCCTGAGCGTGACAGCCCACTTCCTGACCACCAGAGCATTACTGAGCCCAGTAGGATCTCTCATGATCTGAAGAGGGATCTCCAGAGCACAGAAGGAACTCTTCCCAGATCCTCTCCCACCTCTCAAATTGTAGAACTCATGACCCTGATCACAGATATCCTCATGTATAGCCCAGTATGGCTCAGCTGTGAGAGTCCTGATATCTATACTGTCCAGCTCTTCCTGAAGTCTCTGGGAGTGTCTCTGTGAGCTCTCCAGAGCCCTCAGACGCTTATCCAGTACATAGTTAGATACTTTCATCCTTCACCCCTCAAACTGGCTCAGATTTGGTCTGAGCGTCTTCCAGAGCCTGAAGTCTATCCAGTATCTCAGTAGTGGACTTCCACTGATTGAGCTGGCTCATGAGTAGGTTGATACCATTGATCTTGACCTGATCAGAAGTGTCTTCCTTCCTGATAATGCCCTGAAGGATCTCCACATCCTCAGTGAGATAGGACTCCATCTTCAGGACTGCTTCTTTTATGATCTCAGTCCTTCTCTGAGTGAGTATCCTCTGGAAGTCTGGATCTCTCTTCAGTCTGTAGTATTTTGTTTTGCTGATCCCAGTCAGCTTCATGATCTCAGCTGGTTTATAGCTGGTCAGGAAGGCTGTGATCAGGCTCTCTTCATATTGCTTCATCCTCTCACTCCCTTCCTGACTTCATTGAGGATCTTTGACGCTTCCAGCTTCTGATCTACACTGGAGCTCTCATCATCCAGAACTGACAGACAGCCCTTGATAATAGCTTCAGAGATCCTCTTCTCATTCTGAGCCTTCTGAGCTCTTGCTTCTTCATGTTTCCTTCTGGTCTCTTTTGCCTTCTCAGCTGGAGTCATTTCTCTTCACCTTCCTTCCGTCTTCTGATATATTCCTCAGCTTCTTCTCTGGTCTTGAATACTGTCTTCTCCACATCATCCCAGACCCAGCCACCTATATTCCTGAGCTCCCACACCTTGAAGCCCTCTCTATATGGTCTGATCTTGTATTTACTCATGGTCAGTCACCTCTCTCTCTGTCATAGTAGTTATGTAGCTTCTTGTGACAGCTTCCGCATACAGTACAGAGATCCTTCATCACATCTTCATGACCCAGATTTCTGTATGTCACATGATGGACTTGCATAGTCCTACAGTGGTCTATGGATCTCCCACACATGACACACCTGAAGCCATCAATCTCCATCCGCTGTCTCTTCTTCTCTTCCCACTCTGGGGACTTGATATATTCCTGATAAAATGCTGATTGCATTTACTCACTCCCTTCTGATCCTGACAGTCACACCTCTCTGAAGGATCTAAGTGAGCCCCACACAGCTCACATACTCTGTAATATGTCTGTCTCATTCCATCCACCTTCCTGACCTCTGAGAGCACTTAGAGCACATAGAGCACCTGATTTTTTTTTTATATTCTTCATGTATCTTCTTTCATTTATCTCTTAGATACTGCTCTAACTGCTCTAACTGCTCTAAGCCTTATAAATACTGGCTTTTTCCAGAGCACTTTTTATTTTTGAACTGCTCTATAACTGCTCTTTTTTGCTCTCAGCCTGGTCTCCCCTTGCCCTTAATTGAAGGGGAGATCCATCTGATCACCTACTGGAGTCCACTCAGAGCACTTTTCATCATCATCCAGAGCACTTTTTAGAGCACTTTTTTCAAGTGAGATCCCCTCAAAGTATCTGACTCCCATACTGGTCACATCCTTGAAGTCCTTAGTCCTGAGTGATCTGTAAAAGTTATTCCTACTCAGTGAAGTCCTATCAGTGGAGTCACAGTAGCTGACATACTTCTGATAGAGCTGACCTCTCTCCACCCTTGATCCCTTCACTCTGGAGCACTCTTCAGAGATCCACGCTTCCACAGTGTCACTGTCATTTCTGAGGGACTGTACAGCTTCCACTGATCCAGCTGACTCTGTTATGAGACCAGCCTGATACATCCTCTCCAGTGCCTTCACTGACAGCCAGATCAGATAGTCCAGCTCACTCTTCAGAAGATCCAGATAGTCAGCTCTCTTCACTTCTGGCTGTCTGGTCATATTGAGGATCAGTAGCCTTCTGTAAAAGCCATTTGTCTTCTCTGATATGACCAGAGGGAGCTCATTAGTGCTGAAGATCAGCTTTGCATAGTTTTTGAAGTATATGTCTTGCTTCCCTTTTGGCTCACCTCTGAGACTGTCCTCACCCAGTATCTTCTTTATGACTGAAGTATCTTCCAGAGCTGAGACTTCCAGATCAGCACATGAGTTGAGTGTCTTACCCAGAAGACCATAGGAAGCAAACCTCTGAGATAATTCCTTCAGTGATATGTTGCTGATATTCTCAGCCCCTATCATGGACTCTATCAGCCTGATCACTGTGGACTTACCTGATCCACCTGACCCATACAAGATCATGAACTTCTGTTGTCTTGTGTCTCTGGTCAGACAGTAGCCCATATACTGAAGCAACATTTCTCTATCATCCTTCTCAGGGACTATGAACTGAAGCCACCTCTCCACCTCTGTCCCAGTCAGCTGAGCTGAGGGATCATAGTCATGAGGGATCTGATTGATAGCTCTGTACTTTGGATCATGAGGGATCATCTTCTGAGCCACTGGATCATAAAAGCCATTCCTGAAGTTGATCCAGTGCTGAGGATACTGATTGATCTCTTCATAGCTGACCTGAAGCTCAGTCCTATTGAGAAACATTCTGTAGACCCTCTCTTCAGTGGAGCTCTTGTCCAGCTCTGGATAGATCAGCTTAGAGATAGCTGTCTTCAGATTTGCTCCAGACACATCCCCTCTATAGACTCCATCCTTGTACATATAAGGAACTCCACCCAGTATGAAGAGATCACCCTTCTGAGACAGATACTCATAGATCCTGAGATCATAGACAGAAGTGGGGACTCCATTCTTGAAGTGATGGAACTGGCTGAGATCCTCTCCGCCCGATTTCATGATTTCTTGTTTTCTTGCTTTCATGATTTCATCTTCTGAAGATCCAGCCTGATACTTCATAACTGAGTCATAGATCTTCTGGAGCTCAGCCTCTGATATAGGTGGATTGCACTTCTCAGAGTTGAACTGGCTGAGAAGCTCCCATGTCTTGATAGCTGGTACAGACTTAGCTCTCAGGCTTGCTCCATATCTGAAGATAGTGTCATTCCTTGACCCTTCAGGAACTGTCTCAGGGATTTCAAAGAGCTTCTTCTGACTCTCTCCCAGAGCTTCTCCAGTGACCTTCTTCTTCTCCAGACGCTCCAGCCACTTCTCAGGAAGCTCAGCCAGTGGAGTCTCTTCTGGATCTGACCCACACTCCCACTCATAAGCTCTCCCAGTGTCAGGATGGACTGAAGGTGGAGCTACCACATAGCCACCATTAGCTCTGATATCTATGTCCTCTCCCAGCTGTGACGCTGATATGCTGATCTCATGTCCTACTGGATACTTGAAGTAATAGTGAAGCCCACCTGATCCAGTGATAGCCACCCATGTCTGAGGGAGCTCTCCCAGCTCTGACTCCAGAGCCTTCAGGGACTCATCTCCATACTTCCCCTGATCATGTTTGATATCTACATCTATGACCAGAAGACCATTGATCTCCCCAGTGGCTATCCCTATATTTGCTGAGGGATACTGAGCCCACCATGACTCCACCTGAGCTCTGTCTCTGGTAGCGTCTTTACATCCATGACCACCTTTTTCTTTTGAGATCATTGGATATTTTCCATTCAGAGGGAAGATAGCCAGAGATCCTCTCTGTCCTTCTTTAGTTAGATACTTGATAGCTTCTTCTCTCACTGATTGCTCTCTCCCTTCAGCTCCCTGATAGCCTTCAGGATCTTCTCTCTGTTTTGTGCGGTCAGATCATATCTCATGAGATTGCTCAGCCAGACCCTACTGATCCCCATGTGCTTAGCTATCTCTGTATATTTCAGCCCAGACTCACTGACCATGACTCTGATATCAAGATTTCTCACTTCTGGTCTCTCCCTTCTTTAATCTCTTTACTTTGTTATTTACATCTTAATGCTGATACTGTATAATAACAATGTACAGTATATTTCTAATATTTGAGATTTGAAGGGAGCGACTCACCATGAAATTATACAGTTTGAAGGAAGGACTCAAAAGAGCAAGGAAGGAAGCTGGACTCACTCAGGCTGATCTGGCTGAGAAGATGGGAGTCCATATCAAGACAGTCATGAACTGGGAGCAAGGGATAGCTGAGCCACCTCTGGGGACTCTCATGGAGCTGACAGAGCTCTATCACTGTGATCTGGACTATCTGACTGGGAGACTGGATCAGAAGACCCATGATCTTCAGTTTATCCATGATCAGACTGGTCTCTCTGAGAAGGCTATAGAGAAGCTCCAGAGAATAGCCTTCACTGATAGAGCCACTGGTAACTCTCAGGCTCTGTCATTCATGATTGAAGATCCAGACTTCTCATATCTCTTAGCACTCATGAGCCAGACAGCTCAGGGAGAGATCCCAGCCTTCTCAGTAGGTAACGCTTATATCCATACAGAGAAGAGAGCTGTGATCAAGTCAGAGACCAGAGCCACCTTCAGCCAGATATCAGATCATGTCAGAGAGAAGATGGAGACTGTGGACTCTGAGTATAGGTGGATCTATAACATAGCCTATGGACTTCACGCTGAGGGAAGGCTGACAGATGATCAGCTCTCTGAAGTGATAGCCCACTATGATCAGGGAGACTTTGACTTCACTCCCACTGGCTGGAGTATTAAAACTGAGGGATAGTCCTCAAAATACCAAAAGTGATACAATTTGACGCTGAGACAGTCCTTCTGGGGCTGTCTTTTCTTGTCTCATTTCTATCTCTACCCAGATTTGAACATACAGCCACAAAAGAGAAGCCCTGAGAGCGTTTTTCAGAGAGCCCTGACCTATATTTCTACCCTGAGCCACCTGATAACCGCTTCCAGAGCCACAAAAAAAAGAGACCAGACTCTCATCTGATCTCTGTGAGATACGGCACATAATACCCAGTACGAAGTGACGCTTCACATCACTTCTCTGGGCTGGGGAGACCCCAGACCCCTCTCTGACTTCATGTATTCATGATTTCTTGACTTCATCCCAGTATTTGTAGACTGTGGGCTTGCTCAGCCCAGTCTCTCTGATACAGTCAGCCTTGATCCCTTCAGGATGATCTGATCTCCACTGGATCACCTGATCAGCCTTGCTCCCTGATCCCTTCTTCCTTCCCTGAAGAGTCTTCCCCTCAGCTTCATTCATGATCTCCAGAGTGCTTCTGGCTATTTTAAGATGGATAGCCCTCTTCCTACCATTTCTCTTGATGGGCTTATACTCCCAGCCTTGCCAGTGCTCCAGACTCTCTCTGGGAGTAGCCATAGCCTTCTCATTGTACATCTTCATAGCTGACTGGATCTCTTTGGGCTTGATCTGTCTCACAGCTCCCTTATTGTACTCTGGGAGTAGCTTCTCCAGATCCCTCTCCAGCTCATCCTGATCCACTCCACACTTATAAGCTATGACAGACAGAGCACACATGGAGAGATATCTGTGACCCTCTTTTGTCTTGTTCCTGCAATTTTCCAGAGCATAGTCATAAAAAGCTCTGTTTGTCTTCCAGCCTACTATCTTCTGTCTCTTCCTTCTCTCACCCTTTTTCTTCTGTCTCTTCTCTCCATATCGGATGAAGTGAACATCTTCCAGCCCTACAGCCTTCCCCAGATCATCTATATCCCACTTCTCACCTATCCTGAAAACTGTATTCTCCCAGTCATATTTATTGCGTCCCCCAGCACATCTGAAGTCCTGACCGAACCACTGGATCTGAGTCTCCACATAGACCCTTCTACTTTGCTGGATAGCCAGAGCTCTGTAGAGCTTATCAATATTCTGAGTCATGGAGTGATAGACTGGGATAGGCTCAGTCAGTACAAAATACAGATGAAGACCAGTCCCAGAGTTGACTATATAAGTGGGCTTAGCGAACTTCTCCCCATTTGCACTCTCCCAGTCCCTCTGGAGAGCGTTGAGAAGTACACCTGAATAGGCATTATCATAGTCTATGATGAAGGTATGGATATTCCTGGCTGACTTCTTACTGATCCAGTTATTGAAGTATGTACAGCCACCTATCAGAGTATCATTCCTGACTGATCCGAACTCCACAGCGTCACTGATCGTCATTGTCCTGATCCTCTTCTCATTCTCATCCTCATCTATAATGACCACTGGGATCTCTTGCTCCAGATCATCAAAGATGGTCTCATACAGATCCCACGCTGAGACTTGCTCACCAAACTGGCTGAGGATCATATTCTTCTCATCATATTGCTCCCTGATCACCTCTATGGGCTCATCCCTCAGCATGATCTCACTCCCTTCAGACCCCTCTCATTTATAAGGGGCGTAATGTATCAATAGATTTATTTTACCTTTTTGAGCCATTATAAGGGATAGCCTGAGCAAGTGTCAAGACTACCCCTTCTGAGCCACCTGAGAGCCCCTCAGAGCCCTTCTGATAGCTTCCCTGATAATTTGATCAGCCCACCTCTTCAGAGCTGTCTGAGAGCTTCTGGAACTCTTCCAGCCACTCCCTCACAGTCTTGATATCATCCTCAGTGGGCTCTCCCTTATATCCATCCAGAAGATCTGTGAGATCATCTTCCCACCACTGATCCTCTGGGACTTCCTCTTCAGGATGATCCTTGTAGTAGGCTCTCTCATCCCATGCTGTCAGGAAGTCTTCTACAGAGTCAGCTGAGCCATATCTCAGAAGGCGAGAGAGAAGGCTGTCTTCATACATCCATGAGAAGCCATGTCTCTCATACCACTGATCAGCATACATGGACTCATCTGATCCAGAGTAAAAAGTCCCACCTG